AGACAGAGAAAGAGGAAAAAGAGTGGATAGGGCAAGATGCTGTGAGAGAGAAGTTCGAAACAATGTCGAAGGTCATGGAGGAGCTTAAGGACAAAAAGAAGTTAACCCCAGAAGAGTATGAGAAGCTATTACACTTAGTTGTATTGTCGTTATTTGTCCTACAAAAACCACGACGTAACAAGGACTACCAAGAAGCCTATATCGTCAAGAAATACAAACCTGAAATGGGTACAGAGAAGAACTATCTAGACCTTTTTAAAAACGAGTTCTTGTTTAACGCATACAAGACTCAGGGTAAATACTCCACTCAAACATGTACAGCTAGTCCAATCTTTCGTGAAATCATCGACTTTTATCTAAAGTTCCATCCACTCAAAGCAAAACTAAAAGAAAAAGACGCGGTAATCCCTCTCCTAGTCGATTATCAAGGCGACCCATTTACACAAAACAATTCATTGACTCGTATGCTTTACAAAATATTTGGGTCGAAGATTGGTTCAAGCATGTTACGAAAACTATACCTTACCGACAAGTATGCTGACGTGATGAAACAGATGAAAGAAGATGTAGCCGATATGGGGACTTCTACAGGTACTGCTCAGACGAACTATATAAAAAAAGATTGAGACAAAATAATCTGTAGGTAGTATACATGGAGTGTAGAGAACAAGAGGAGGCACTAAAATGGTGCCTAGCCTTTAATAAATGTGTAAAACCCACTCGATGCGAACCTTTAATTCAAGAACTTTCACGATGCTACGCGAAATTACTTCTTTAAGAAAGGTGGTAAGTTTTTGAACCCTTTGATTTTCTGTTTTGTTTCGATTTGCTTTTTGAGATTCTTTGGGTCTATCTCAGGGACAGTCAATGGCGTGGACTTGTTGACACGTACAGTCGGTCGATATACGGGATACTCTTTATTCCCTACATCGGTCCATTTCTCTTCGAACCATGTTTTTAGTTTCTTTGGTTGATTATCCTCACTGTATGTGCCTCCCAATTGTTTATACGTTCGAACAATCCATCCGCTCTTATAAGCAGACGGTTTCGCGTAAATGGTTCCAGCGTATTCCTTGACGGCTTTGTAGAGCTCTGGGTCATCCACGGTAGGCATATATATAACATGTTATTCTTTGAATGGAATCTCTTCTGGAATAACTTTTCGTATCTTCTCCAGAATCATATCTAATCTAGCCAATGTCTGATGACACATAGAATAGGTATGTTTCAGATTATCAATTCCAATCGTAGCCTGACTAATATAAGAAGTAAGAGTAGCATCGGTTTGATGTAGTTGGAGAGCATTGTTAATGATACGATTCAATGTATTTAACATTTCATTTCGATTATCCTGTCTTCTCCATCGACGAATACATTCAGGTATAAGATAAGGTGTTTCAATATCGAGGAAAGCTCCACGTGTTGAAAGCTTTTGCCCTTTCTGGACTTGTCTCAACACATTTAGATTTACAATGATTTCTTCGCACTCCATACATATCCATGAGATTATCCAATCCATATAGCCACGAGGGCATCAGCTGGAAGACCTGTAGCATTTTTAGTTTCATCTATCATTTTGATAAACGCTTTTAAGTCCATCATCATATCTTTCATGGTAATAATCCTTAGAATAATCCATCTACCACACGTGTTAATTCCTTCTTTCAGTTTCTGTAGTCTTGCTTTGTTGTAAATGAGCTTGTACCCTTTCGAAGCTTTCATGAGCTTACTTAAATAGTCTTCGTCTTGTCCCAATAGTCGATTACGAACTTTTCCCAACATGTTCTTTTGGGCATCTGGACGAATACCATATGGGTTAAAATACTCTACAGTCTTATCATATTTTAGGATACAAACCCAATGACCTTTGTTGTAGCTATCCTCTATCAAAATGATTCTAAAATCTCGAGGCTTAGGTAAAAGCTCATCAATCGTAGCGTAATTTGCTAATTCACTGTACTTAAGAATCTTACTTTCTACCCCATCTCCAAAGTACCTTCGAATGTCCCCATCCGTAATGTTTGTTCCAATTCTTTCACAAATGAGGTCTTCATCCATGGGCAGTGGAGGTTTCATCATTGTATCTAAGTTGACCATTACAATAAACACATATTATTTTTTCAGTATTCTCTAGGCATTTAATGCGTTATTTTCCTAAAATAAAATCTAAACGTATAGTATAGATGGTAAACTATGAGAATGATTATATCTGGGGAGAGAAGCAACAACAAAAAATCTTTTCAATTCTGGAAAAGAAATGGGAAGGTTTAAGACCCCAAGGTCGATACGCAAAATACGACGCGGTTAGTGACTCTATACACATGGAAATTAAAAGTCGTAAAAACCTTCGAAAGAACGCGTATCCAACAACCTTACTCACCATGAACAAGATTAGTGATACAAGTAAGACGAATATCTTCGTATTCAACTTCGTGTTCGATATGGCCAATAACAAAAGCGAAATCTACTATATCGAATACGATGAGGAAAAGTTTAGCAAATATGAACGTCGCATGTTCTCACGTGCCAATATAAAAAGCGATGAGAAAGAGTACGTATACATACCAGTAGAAGACCTAGTCCTACTACACAGTGATAACTCGGATTGTCTATTTTAATCCAAAGTATGATAAATAAAATCTAACTATTTATCATATGACGCAGGTAAACGAAGCTTATTTAGGGAATCTTATCCGCGATTTACACAACGCAGAACATGAACTCTTTAGCCAACAGAAAAGAGTCGAAGATGAGAAACTAGTGAAACTCAACCAACTAAAAGCCAAACAAATAAGTAATTTAAAATACAATGCTCAAAAACTCATGGAACTTTTAGAGAAGATTGATTATCAGGTTCGAAATCCAAAACTTAAAGTAGTAGGTATTTAATATATTATCTTCCTAAAGGCATATAAAGAATATCTATACTTATAAGTAGTATGGCAACCCTCACCATGCGTCTCCCCATCGAACTCGCTAACGCAATCTACTCCTTTGTAGGTAAGTCTCCCACTGCCAAAATCATTCGTGAACACTTCGAGCTAGGTGGACGACAATGTGAGTGCGACTTGTGCGGAGACTTTGAAGACGAGAAGTACTACATGAAAGAAGCCCAACAATGCGAAATGTGCTACGTGAAAGAGAACCCGCATCTCGACACTGGAATGGGGCGAAACTGCGATATATGCCAAGAAGAACTTCGCATGTACAAATGGTGTCGAATCTACGGGTCTACTACAAACGAGTACTGCTTGGATTGCTATAGCCATCTTGAAGAATAATCTAAAAATACACGAAATAATCTAAAAAAGCATGGAAATAATCTATATTGATAGAGAAATCTAACAAAATATAGATTATTTTAGATATATATAGGTAAAAATTAATTAATTTTTACTATAAGAAATCAAATACTTATAGTAAAAATCTAAGTATTTGAATAAGAAATCTAAGAATCGATAGAAATCTATCTATTTTTGATTATTTTGCTTCTTTTTTAGATTTTTCAGCTTCCAATTTAGGTTTTCGAACTGTGAGATAGTACTGTCTTTTTCGTTCGAGCATGGCTTCGTATTTTTCAGGAGATTCAGTCTTTAGTTTTTCGTTATACTTCTTACACTTTTCGCGACACTTTTCGGGATGTGTCTTCTGATATTCGCTAACACGTTTCAAATGCTTATCATATTGTTCGGCTTTTGCTTTCTCCTCCATACATATAAGCATAGAGAATCTTTTAAACCTTTATTCTATTTAATTTAATATTCATGTATAATATATGTCTTTGGCTTCACTTCAGAATAGAGTAACCGAAACAACATTCGGAGAGAACTTGGACGTGTTACAGAATGATACTTTTATTAATGGAGATTTAACGGTAGATGGCGTTATTAACGGGATTTCAGACCAAGGTCAAAACTCGAATAATATATGGGTTGGTACGAATGAATGGTCTGTAGATAGACCACAATGTGTCCCTACTTTGGATACTGTTCCTAAAGCGGGTGTTAACTTGGAATTAGAACAGAAAAAACTTGTCGATGAAAGTCCAGTAAATAAAGGGAAAACATGGACGGGAGCGAATACTTTCACACAGGATGTGGTCTTTCCAAATGTCCCAACACCTACTCCTGTAAATGCTACGGATGGTTGTCCAGCACAATACGTGAAATCGCTTTGGGCTACAAAGGACCAAACCTCTTATCTATCTGCGAATAACACATGGACCAATACCAATATTTTTAGTCCTACTCTTCCTACTGTTCTAGACCCTGTAAATGATACAGATGTGGCTACCAAGAAATACGTAGATACTGTAACATCTGGCTTTACAGGTGGTACTCTAAAGACGGCAATAAGTCAAGCTACGATACAGTCTATTGCGTGGGGACAATCAGCTGTCGCGGTTGAATTACAGATTATAGGAGGAGGTGGAGGAGCAACACAATCGAATGGAAACTGTGGTAACTGTAATGGTGCGGGCAATGCGGGAGCATCTTCAGCGAGTGGGTCCATGCTAGTTTTAACGAATGTGGTTGGGACTCCAGGAAATGGAAATGGTTTATTTACTATCGATGTTGGACTTGGAGGAAAGTATAATGGGGGTTCATGTGCTACTGCCCAAAATGGTAATGCGACAAACTTCTACGTAACTACTCCCGTTGGAAGTGGATTGAATCCAAGTCTTGTGAATGTATTGAGAGCAAATGGTGGAGGGAGTACTCCAGATTCTCAACCTGGATGTAAAGCATTTACTCCTGTGGGTGGAACTTGGAACTCTATCAACCCCCTTCTTGTAAAACCATTAGGTGCTTCGGGAGGGTCGAATGGAGGACCATGTCTTCCACAGATAGTCATGTACACTGGAATTAATAACTATGGACGTGGTGCTTCTGGAGCTCAATGTCAGAACGCAACCACTGGACAATCTGGTGGATACGGATTAGTCTTTTTTTCTTAGAAATAATATAGTGTATTATTATATGTCTGTAGCACAACTGAATGGCTTAGAAGAAAACTGGGATTTGCTTAATACACTTACAATCTTTAATAACGTGGAGGTAAAAGGAGATATCAATACAACTGGATTCATTTACGATGGGAATATTCCAATCGAAGTCACAGGAGATGACAATGTGTGGACTGGTAATAATACATTTACAAACTTTCAACCAACTTTTATAGACCCCGTAGCAGATGAAGATATGGCAAATGTCGAATACATGTCAACCGCATTTACTGACCTTGGTGCCTCCTATCTTCCAACGAATAATAACTGGACTGGTCAAAACACCATGACAGAGCTTCCCGTGATTACAAACAATGCTACCGCAGGAACGAATGAAGCCGTAAATAAATCAGTAGTCGACACTTTTATTAATACAAGTACTGGAAATCTCGACACGGCCAACGTGTGGACAGGCACGAGTGTATTTACAAACACTTTTACAGTTCCTACTCCGCTTACAGATAACGCGTTTGGAAATAAAAAATATGTAGATGATGAACTTAATCTTTTCAATACAGGTGGCGGGACTACGGAATATCAAGAAATTACATCACAAACGATAGGTACGACCAATGTAACTCTCGACCCAGCAGTTTATACATGTATGTACGCATGTTTGGTGAGTAAAGGAGGGAATGGAGCCCCTGTAGGAACTGTGACTACGGGTCAAACGATAAAGTCTTTTGGAGGTTCGGGAGCATTTAGTGTAGCTAAAATACCAGCATACGCAGGAAATGGAGTTTACACTATTCTTGCGACAGGTTGTGCTTTTTCCATTCCAAATGGAACTATCATCAATTTATCCAATGGTCAGGATGGGTCAGCAGTTGCTTCTGGAGCTGGTGGAGTAGTCCAACCCGCAGACCCGTCTGTTGTTGGAAACCAAGCTATTACAGGTTCGACCGAACCTTTACAGAATCCAATAGGTGACGATACGATTAATGCTTCTTATAACATTGGATGTCTAAATGGATATGGACAAGGAGGCTCTTTTCGATGGGACACAGGAGTCACGATTGACCCGACTGGTTACTATGCCCTTTTTATCAAGTTTAAAAAATAAATTACTACAAATAAAATGTTGTTGTATTGTATAATGTCACTCGCAGGATTACAAAACTATACTTTTCCTCTCACGTTAAGGGGACCTGTTACAATAAACAATGACTTCAATGCGAAAAATATCTATGTAGCAGGTGCTGTAATTGGAGCTGGAGTATCGAAAGATGTTTTAGGTACAGACAATACATGGAGTGGAACCAATGATTTTCAAGCAGAAGCATCTTATACAGGGACAGTCGCTCCAACTAATTCCACAGACATGCTTACAAAAGAAGACATCGATGATTCGGTAACTGGATTTAATCCAACTGGACTTTCTCAGAATTGGGCTCTATCGTCTACTTTTTCAAATGCGAATCCACCTGTGCTTCGCGTTGCTGGAGGTACAATTGGTTCAAATGTCCTCACAGGATATTCCGACATGGTAAGTATTACTTCAGCTTCTTCTACCAATCTGACAAAAGGTTCTTACACTTGGAGTGGAACACAGACTTTTACGAACACGGTAGGAGTCCCAGTCGACTCTGGCATTCTTAAACCAGACTTAGACCAGAATCCAGCATCTAAATCTTACATTGACGGAAAAGTAGAGATTGCTGGTAAGGCAGTTACCTACACGATTACGACTCCAGGTACGTACACGTTTACCGAGTTTACTCTAACAAGTATTATTAAAATCGACTATTGGTTGTATGGCGGGTCTTGTGGAGGTTCTTCGGGTGCCATGGTCGCGGGTGTCATGGGAAATGGGGGTGGCCAATTTGGGTCCTTTAAATTAGTGGTTGGAGGGACTGCTGACCCTGCTACAGTATATACTGCTCAAAATACAAGTCTTCCATCTTCTACTGTTTTTTCTATTGGTACTACGGTGGTTGGTTCGGCTTTGGGAGCATGTAATTTAAATGGAACGGTTACGGCTGGAATTGCGGGTCCAACTACGGTTGGAAATGTCTACGGTACTTCTGCGAATGGTAAGGTGGGAAACAATCTGTTTGCTTATTCAGATATATTAGGTACGTCGACATCTGGAGGAGGTGCTGTTTTTATAGCTTATTACCTTTAATAAAAATATATTGACATAGTATAGATGTCTCAATTATCGATGTTTAAGAAAGCTCAGAATCCAGACATGGTGTATTACGACATTGTGTCTACAAACTTTCAGAGCACGGAGAGCGAAGAACCTTTTTTAAGATTTAATGAGACGCGAACAAATCCAATTATCAACAATACAGGAGAATACTATCTGAGTATTGTTCGATTCAGTTTAGACACTTACAGTCTTCCTAATTTCATTTGTCAAATCCAACCTCGACAGGCGAATCCCAATCTGTCCATTTATTCTCTTACGTTGGAGTACGATGACGGAGCGGGTACTGTGACTCCAGGAACTCAAAAGTTCGTAACATGGGTTCCTCAAAATAAGAATGAGCCTATTCCTATTCCTCCAAACCAAACAAGTAGCGGGTTCCAAGAAAATACCAAATACTACTACGCTTATCAGTTTCAGTATTTTCTCGAACTTATCAACATTCAATTTGGTTTAGCCATGACAGAACTCATTGGGTTGGTTCCTGCTCTTGCTGGTGCGAAACAACCCGTACTTACATGGGATACGACAACTCAGAAAGCGATTCTAAGTGCCGAAACTGCTAACTTTAACCAATCGAATGTAGCCAAAGTGAAGATATATTTTAATCCCCCTATGTTTGCTCTTTTTAACAGCTTCCCTTCTTTCAATTTTGGAACGAAAGGAGTTACTTTAGGGAGAAACTTCCAGATGATTATTGCTGACTTTACGGGAGTCAATACGATTCTTTTACCCACCAATGCTCCTGTTGCTAATCAATCCGTCTTTACTCAAATGTTTCAAGAGTTTAGTACCATTGATACATGGTCTCCAGTAGCTTCTATTGTCTTTACTTCGAATACTGTTCCCATTATTAGCAATCAGTTGAGTGCTCCTCTTATCTTTAACAATGGACAGACATCTTCAGGTATAGGAAATAACGCAAACTTTGCCCAAATCATTACAGACATGGCGACCAATGAACAAGTATTTAAGCCAAACGTGTTGTATACGCCTACCGCAGAGTATAGGAGAATCGACCTAACTGGAAATACCCCTCTTACGAACATCGACATTAATGTTTACTGGCGAGACAAATTAGGAAGTTTGGTCCCTTTTACTCTTGCTTCGGGAGCTACGGCTTCGATAAAGTTTCTTTTCGAGAAGAAACATCGGATTCTAGAAAATGCCCAACTTAAGTCGTAGTTTAGCCGTTTCACTAAATATGTTTTATCCAAAATAAAATATATTGAGTTAGTATATATGAGTGCCGATTTTAAGACTGTTCTAGTGAAAGATGGGCGTATAGCCGACATTACCGACCAGCTTTCCTACGCCGTGGCTTCGGGAGCTTCGTCGAACACCTACCAGCAATTTTCGGCAGTTTCCACTTCTGCCTCATCCATGACCTTTAATATCCAAGTTCCTAGCGAAAACATCGTCGTATCTCGAGAAGTATTGATTCAGAGTGATATTTTGTTTACGATTACTATCTCGAACGTTCCAGTTGGTGATTTCGCGTTCAACTATGGTACGACAGACGCATTTCAAGCATTTCCTCTTAACAGTCTATTTACTACTTGCTCTGCTCAGATTAATAACACGAACGTATCATGTAATCTTCAGGATGTTCTCCCTTCGATTCTTCGATTGAATAGCAACCGCGAATTGTACCGATACAATGGAATGACTCCTGTTCTTCCAGACCAAGCATACAAGAACTTTGCGGATGGTCAGGATGCCACGAACAATCCTCTTGCGGACTGGAAAGTTCAGTCTTACGATGGTGATTTGTATCCTCGTGGTGCTTTCCCTCTTAAGACATCTGCGATTAAACGTACGAGTGCTGATGGTACTGTTACTGAAAACACTGCTCAGTCTTCCGCTCTTACGGATGTTTTCGTCATTACGGGTTCCGTCAGTGTGACTGAGCCTCTTCTGGGTCTTTCTCCTTTTGTCTATGGTGATGCTTGCTTTAACAAGCAGGGTCTTGTGGGAATCAATGCGATGTCGTTCGTCTTCAACGTTGATAGCACATGTAAGCGATTCTTTTCGACGATGGCTCCATCGTCATACAACTACAGCATCCAGTTGGGAACTCCTGCTCAGTCCAACCCTTTCCAGAATACGAAAATGTTGCTGAACTTCCTTTCCACTCAGCCAACGGATTTGATTTCTGCCCGCAATATTGTCCCCTACATGGACCTTCCTCGATACCTATCCCTTCAGTCCGCGACTAATCCTCTTGCTCCTGGAAATAGCTTTACTTACAGCTCACAGAACATTCAGATTAACCAGCTTCCAGACTACTTCATCATCTCTGTACGCAAACCCATGTCGCAACAAACGATTCGGGATAGTTCTACATTCTTGAAGATTGATAGCATTAGTGTGAATCTAAATAACACTTCAGGTCTTCTTTCTTCTGCTACTCCACAGGACCTCTGGCGTATATCAGTCAATAACCATTCTACTCAATCATGGCCTGAGTTTAGCGGTCTTCAGAGTGTAAGTTCTATACCAAAGGGTTGCGGAACGACTATTAGCACTCCAGGGTCTCTTCTTATTCTTTCGCCTGCTTACGATTTGTCCCTCCCTGACTATCTGTCTTCTGGTTCTATTGGCCAGTACAACTTCCAGTTTAACATTGGCGTTACGAACACTGATGCGGTACAAGTTACTCCTGAAATCTGTATCATCTGCGTCAACTCGGGTATTTTTACGACGGTAGCTGGTTCGTCCAACATTTACACGGGTATTCTTACGAAATCGATGGTGCTTGATGCGAAGCAGAATCAGGAGAGCGTCGACCCAGTATCCCTTCCTCAGTACAATCGCATGGTTGGAGGGTCGATGGTGAACCGTGTTGCGACTGCTGTCAAAAAGATGCCTTTTGTACGTGACTTGATGAGCAAAGTTCAGCGGATGACTGGAATGGGTGCTAGCTCGGGTGGAGCTCAGGGTTCTCGTCTTGAGAAGCTTTGCTATTAAATAATTTCTTAAGATAATCTATGGGAATTACTCCCACTGTAGGAAATGGTTTCTTTATTCACTATGAAAGAGAGGGAATTGTCATGAGATGTCGTAAGCGTAACCAACAAGATGCGGAACGGTGTTTAAAATCCATGAAAGAAGATAGTATAGTCGATTTACCATCAGTTCGATACTATTTTGACAAAAATCGTATTCTTATTTTACGCAAGCCTAATCTGACTGACCCAAAATATAAAGAACCCTATATTCAAAATTAATAAATATATTACGAAAATTAATATATTTATTCTATATATAATGGCTTCCAGAAACTACGGCATGGCTTACGACACGCCTTACAACGAAAAGTTATTAAGCATTCTCGAAAAGTACGATAGAGAGCGAGATACAAATGGCGAACCGAATAATATTAGTCATCACATGGAAGGTGGTGCTTTTTTAGGTGTCGATGGAAGTGTTCGTCGTGATAGTATTCGATTCCATCCTCACTTGTCTCATCCACTCTTAGGAAGCATGGCGGAGGAAATGAATGGTGGATTTGGATTTCGTGATGTTGGACGTGCTCTAGCTCCAGTGGGACGTGTTGGGTTGGATTTAGCAAAAGAATTGGGAAAATATGCTCTACAAGAAGGGTCGAAAGAAGCATCAAGACGTGGACGTGAATATGCGGATGCGTACATGTCAGGTCAAGGTGTAATGAGTGGTGGTCTTCGTCCTCCAGGTATGGTATCGCCTTTTGTTCAGTCTGTGTCCCCTAATCATATGGTAGCTCCAGGAACTATGCCAGCGTATCCTGTGTACAATGCGGTCGAACAACGAGCATTGGATGGCGGATTCTTCGGGCCTCTTGCGATGGGATTGGCTCGCGTGGCTGGTCCAGCTATTGCGAGTTCTTTGGCAGGTGCTTTGATTAATAAAGCGGTAGAAAAAGCATCAGGCGGGTCAGCTCCATGTGCTTCATGTGAAGCATCTGGTTCTGGTCTATGTCCAGAATGTTCTGGAGGTGCGAAAAAGAAACGTGGTCGTCCTAAAAAGGCGATGAAAGAACCACCCATGGATAGTGCTATGTCTGGAGGAAAGAAACGCGGTCGTCCCAAGAAGGGTGGAAGTATTCTCGACGCAAAGTTTTCTGTCAATGATGTCAAGAATACGGGTCGGGAGTTATTTGGACTTGGCGTAAAGAAACGGGGTCGTCCCAAGGGTTCGAAAAAGGGAGGAAGTTTACTGGGTGATATTGGTCGGGGTCTAAAATCGGTAGCAAGTTCGGTAGGTGAAGTGGCTCTTCCTCTTGCGAAAGATGTGGCGGTTGATGTAGCAAAACAAGCATTGACTTCTTATATCTCTGGAGGACCAAAATCAAGTAAGTCGGGTAAGTCCAGCAAATCTGGAAAAGGGGCCATGTCTGGAGGGTTGGCTGGAGTTGGTGTGATGAAAGGGTCTGGGGTTTCTTCTGGTGGAGCGATGGATGGTCGCAAACGTCGTGCTGAAATCGTGAAAAAGGTCATGAAAGAAAAAGGACTTAAGATGGTTGAAGCTTCTGCCTATGTCAAGAAACATGGATTGTATTGAATCGATTTTTTAGAGATTTAAAGCATATAATGTCAATAAAAATATATATTGATATTATATATGCCTACTATTCCAGAATACAATCAATCCGCTACGGAGGAGGCTGGGTTGACAAGAGCAAAACGTCGTGTGATTAAAAGCATGGAGAGTGGAATCGTTAAATTAACTGAAAAACCAGACGTAGACCTTACGAGTGGGGAGGCAGATGATGTAGCCACTCGCCTCATCTCTCAGTTCGAGGATTTGACCGCATTGTTTAGACAAATCAATGCTTATTTTGGCTCTGGAGAAGGAGGTGACATTTTTCTGGACCAACCAAGCGATATTGTGAAAGCATTTGGCGTAGTTATCGTGTCCGCTAAATTGATTGCTCGAATCTTACGAATAGCTAAGTCGCTTGTTCCAATGATGCGGTACATGGATTTGGGAGTTTTGAGTGATTTGAAAGCTGTACAGCAAGAATGCCATGAGTCAGCTGTGGAAGCTTTTTCTACGCTTCGTAGACTCGATTTTCAAAATACACCTACTGTTGATGATGAAAGTTCAGTAAGTACGTTGAATGAAATATATGGAGATTTCTATGATGAATATGACCCAAATGAACCCACTGGAAATACTACAGTAGGAAGCATTGAGTATAGTATTCAAAGTGACCCAACTGGAGGATTACCTTCTAAAATAAGTAGTAAACGTAGAGGTCGTCCTCCCAAAGAGGGAAGTAAAGCGTATCTACTTAGACAAGCAAATGATGCGGTACGTCAACTTAAACAAGCAGAGGAGGATAGGAAAGCACGTGAAGAAGGTCTAAGATTACTGTTGGCTCAAGCAGACCTAAATAAAGAAGAAGGAGTAACACAAGATTCAGATGATATTAGTGCTTTAACCGAAGATTCAAGGCAGGGAGTAGCTCCATTACAAGTGTTTAAAAGGATTGATATTTCTACTTACAGACGTTTAGTGGACATGATGGCAGAAAAACTATCAAGGGCCATGGACCTTCTCGATATTGGGTACAATAATTTTAATAAACATCGAAATCAGAAGGTATTCCGATTACAAGATGATGATGTTGGCGAAAACATCAAAACCGCATCTGGCTTCTCCATGGTACGTGGGTCTAGGTCAAGAATGTCTGGCGGGAAAGTTTATAAGGTAGGTGGGTCATCTGCCCTCTTGTATGAGCGTGAAGGATTACCTAGATTTTTATAACTACCATAGGATACGGCTCGCATAGAATCCTCGCGAGTTGGGGACTTGACTGTCTTTCTTGTGTCTTTTGTGGTAAAGTTCTTTTCGTCGTTCTGCTACATCGTACCCGTCATCTTCCACATATAAGATGTAGTCCTTGTACCTTCGGTCACCAATACTTGTGATGTATTCTCCATCTTTCGTAAATACGTCGATTTTATAGGGATGTTTTGTGGCTGGTTTAATGACAACACCAAGCTGTCGAGCATTCAGTTTGTGATAAGGTCGTAGGCGATACATTATATGTGATGGAGAAATTAAATTGGTAATTTTCGAGATTTACATGATATATTATATTCAAATATAGTATATCATGCCATATTCAATGCGAAAGCTTCGTGGAAAAGACCTTTACAAAGTCATCAATACGGAAACCAAAGAGGTAAAGAGTAGTGGGTCGACCAAGAAGGACGCGAAAGCTCAACTACGACTTTTGAGAGGTTTAGAAAAGAAAGGAGGAGCTCTACAAGCTGACCAAATCAAAGATGTCATCGATAGTTCTTACATGGATGAAAGCAAAGTCCCAGATGGATATGTCCTTGACCCTGATTTGAGCGATAGTCGTGTCAAAGTATACAAAGACCTCAATAGCGACCAAGTCATTGTAGCACATCGTGGGTCAAAGGGTTGGCGTGATTGGTTAGATAATGCTTACTATGCGTCGACAGGAAATATTCGTGGAAGTAGTACATACAAAGATGCTAAATCAAGGCAACAAAAAGCAATTGATAAGTATGGAGCAAACAATATTATTTCGGTAGGTCATTCTAGGGCTGGAAAGTATGTCGAAGAACTTAATAAAGAACAACCTGTGAAAGAAGTCATTACTTACAACAAGGCTGTTGCTCCTCATGATGTGTTTCAATCGAATCCTGAAAATCAAACTGATGTTCGAACCAGTAAGGATGTTGTGAGTCTTCTAACTCCATTACAGTTTTCTAAAAATAAGTCGGTTGTTATACCTGTGAGTGGATGGGATTTACTGAAATCACATGGAACAAGTGCGTTAGGTAGTCTTGGGAATAAGCTTATTGGAAAAGGGTTTAAACAGATGCGAGTTGGGGACATGCGAAAGTTTGTCAAAGCATTTAAGAAAGCGAAGTATGGAGAAAAGATGACAGGAGGTGCCAAACTTGGGAAGAAGGAGCTTATCGAAATGATAAAACCCATGTTAGAAGACGATGACCTCGATGAGCTAATTGGTGGGTCAGTCTGGACAGATTTCGTGAAAGAGTTTTCTTCGAAACATGACTTGAAATATGCGTGTGCTATGTCTAAGTATAAAGACCCACTGAAAAAAGCGTATAAACTAAAAAAGGAAGGAAAAGACTGGTTTGTTCCATTAAAAGAAACGACAGAAGTGGCAAGTGGTGGAAGCATGGAGGGAGGGAACAAGTGGACCGACTTTGTGAAAGATTACGCAAAGAAGTATGATACAACGTATGGATGTGCTTTGAGTGACATGGGTACGAAGAATGCGTATAAGTTATTTAAAGATGGAAAAGAATGGTACTTTCCAAAAACTAAAGAAATCGAAACACAGACAGATGAGTTTGTCGAACCAGAGCCGACCAAAGCTCCTGAAGATATTAAACCAGTTGTAGGTCGTATTGAGGATAAGGTTAAAAAGTTAGAAGAGGTTGGTCGAAAGAAAGGAGCTGTCAACTATGAACCAGCTGAGATTATATGGTATATTTCTTTTATAAATCTCTTAAAAAAGTATGGCGGTAAATGCGTCGTGTCAGGTGTCATGAGCGATTCTCCGTTAGATATCGGTATTGAGGTGGATAATCGTGTTAAAGAACGCGATAGTCTTTTACGAAATGTAATGATATATGGGAAACTAGGAGATAAATTAAAAGAATGTATTGACCGAGGTGTTAAACTAATTGCGATTCCATTGAGAATACAAGAAGAGTATGGAGGACACGCAAACATGTTAGTCTACAGACCATTCCAACGGTTAGTCGAACACTTTGAACCACTTGGTGGTAGCGGAGATGAAGATGTCAACAAAGCAATGAAACGATTGTTTGAAAAGTCAATAACTTCATGGATTGGTCCAGTACGTTACAAAGAACCAGTTGATATATGTCCTCGTTCTGATGGATTCCAGCGTTTAGAACAGTCTATCAAATCACTCACGCAAGAGGGTGGCGGATTCTGTGCGATGTGGTCATCGTTTTTGGCTGAAATGACATTTCTTAATCCAGATAAGTCTACCAAAGAGATTGTCGATGAAGTACTTGACATTACGAAGAAAGACCCTGAATATTTACGGGCTGTAATTCGCGGGTATGTTTTGGAGGCAGAGCAAGGAATAGACTCTTTGCTAAAAACACTTGGAAAAACGGGATTCTCCTTCTCTCCATTCGACCCTAAAGCAACCACGTCGAATGCTACAAAACTATATGAAGAACGTAAACAGTTCGACCCATGGATTCTTTCGGTCATCTTTGAAACAACCCAATCGAAAGAGCCACAGCCTAAATATGAAAAGTTGCCTCCACCATCCGCTAAAAAGGAAAAGTCCTATGTTGATAAATTAAAGACGTTTACGAGGAAGGAACTTGAATCTGTATTATTATTGTATGGAGTTCATCCTCAAGGTGGGACTAAAGACGATATTCTTACTGATATCATATTAGGCTATAACACGGGAGATTTCCAGAAACGTGGAGCATCTGGGATTGAGGATATCGATAGAATCATTGCTGAGAAGTTACACAAGAAACATGGAGCCTACAAGTTTAATCTCGCAAAAGAAGGATACTTCACTAAAAAGTAGTCGATAGATTTCAGAGATATATAATCTAATGATATAACAATGAAACGAATATTAGAGTTATTTTGTGGTACAAAATCGGTTGGAAAAGTATTTGAAGATGCTGGGTATGAAGTTATCAGTCTCGACTACAATCCAAAGTTTGAAGCTACACACATGGAAGACATTACGTCATGGGATTACCGTCAGTATCCAAAAGGGCATTTTGATGTCATATGGGCCTCTCCAGATTGTACAACATGGTCTATTGCGTCTAGTGGAAAGTATCGAACCAAAGCTAATATTTGGGGTATTCCAGATGTGAATCTTGGCATGGCTGTGTTTGGAAATAATATGGTTCTTCGAGTTATTGAGATTATTCAGTACTTTAAACCAAAAGCATGGTTTATCGAGAATCCGCGAGGTCTTCTACAGCATTTTCCTCCTTTGAAGCGATTCGTAGATGAAGAAGATGGATGTATGAACTTAGTCTATTACGCTAACTATAATAACTGGGGTGTTCCAAAACCAACTAATCTATGGTCTAATCTTCTTCTTTGGGAAAATGAAACAATGCCTGAAATGTCAGAAGATACGTACGTTATTCTTATACGCCATGATGGAAGACCTCAACGATACTACAATAGCTTTAAACGTAGTTCAGAATCTAGAAGTCGTATTCCTCCCGACTTAATTACTAGATTATTACGCCTTGTTCCAGAATAAAATCTAGCGTGTAATTATATGGACTTTCTTGAGACAACGACAATCGACCCTAGCTTGTTAAAAGGTACTTTTTTTGAGATTCCACTCAGTAAAATTGGGTTTAATCAGACGAATAATCTTTAGGAATAAATCATATAAAAAATAATAATATGGTATGTTAATGGAAAAAGAGCCAGTTAAAGAGAAAAAGACCATGGACTTGAATAAGTACATGAGTGAATACATGAAGAAGAAATATGATGAGAATCCAGCTCAACATCGAAGATATAAGAACTCTTTAAACATTAAGAAGAAGTACTATATCACAGATGAGGTATGGGAAAAGTACAAAGATAACTTACACGCGGTTGTTTCACTAAAAGAACTCATTGATGACTTGCCAGACGGGTTCTTTGAGCGATTTCTCATGGACTACAAAACACTTCGATTTGAAAAACGAGTCTAGGTTTAGATGTCCTAAGCTTTAGTAACTTTTATTCAAAAACTTTAGGAAGATTTTTGAATAAAATATTTCATTTAGGAAAATAACGACTTAAACCTAAATTATTATCTCTGGGTATAGTATGAAGTTCACTGAAAAGGTAGATGTCCGAGCTGTTCGATGGTTGCTGGCTAATTTGTCCCCTGATTTTATCAAAGCTCATATGGCTTCGGGAGAGGAACGCGTTGGTGCGTTCAACTTTACCTACATCAAGCGGGTATTACAGAACTATGATAAGAATAATGGCATTGTAGAAGTAACCTATTCTAAGAAGGACAAGTTTGGTATTCTTCGTGATTACGGAGAAGGGATTCAGTCCATCCCCTACCAATTTCGAGGACTCATCTGTAAAAGTATGACAGAT